AAGTCCGACTATGCTAGGTTCAATGATGTCTATACCTTCAACCAGTACGACCAGCCAGTCAAGTCGTTCAAGCACAAGGTTGGAGACCCAAGCCGTAACAATACGGAAAGATATTCTGCCGTCAATACGCAGAATCGTGACACGCTAGAACTTAGGTTCTTTCGTGGCACTATGAATACCAGCACTATTCTATCGGCACTTGACTTAGCGCAAGCCATGATAGAATACACTAGAGACCTACGACTTGATGAGGTCAAGTTAGGTGCGCTAGATTGGACATGGTTCGTTGATTATGTACGAGATAACAACGGACTGTATCCCGACCTGTATGCCCGTATCTACAAAGTATCGGGCATAGATATAATCAACCCAACACTAGAGAACGCATGAGGTGATGTATGTGTATCCTTGTAGTGTGTGAGCCTAACAGCACACCCACTAAAACGGACTTGCACAATGGTGCATGTAGTAATCCTCACGGATATGGCTTCGCCATTATCGCTGGTGATACTATCATATCAGAGCGTAGCATGTCTGCTAAAAAATCTATTGCAAGATTCTTGGAATTGCGCAAGCAATATCCTAACGGCTACGCCATGTGGCACGCACGATTCGCCACACATGGTGTAAAGAACGAGGCTAATTGCCACCCCTTTAAGGTTGGCGATTCAGACTTGACATACCTAGCACACAATGGTATACTAGATGTAACGATAGAGAAGTCAGATAAGCGTAGCGATACTAGAGTATTTGCAGAGGATACCTTGCCACTCATGGGTGGTGTGTCGGTACTTGACAATGACACAGTATGGACTATGGTAAGCAAGTGGGCTAGTGGTAGCAAGATATGTATCCTAACACTAGACCCTAGTGCCAAGCACCAAATCTACCTAGTCAATGAGAACTTAGGTACATGGGACAACGCTGGTATATGGTGGAGTAATCAGTCGCATAAGCGCACCACATATACCACCCCCTACACAGTATGGCAAGCACCAGCAAGGGACTTAGACAAGGCAGAGCAACTAGCCTATGACTATGCGCTCAAGCATTACTATCAAGATGAGGGCGAGGAAGTTATAGACATCTGCCCTAACTGCGAGGCACTCGTAGATATGCACGAGAACCCGTACTACTGCAACATGTGTGAGATATGCTTCGACTGTGATACCAGTATCATGGACTGCCTATGCTACACACCCGACAAGGACTGGTCAAGCAAGAAGGACTATGACCTGTTCGGCTCACTATAATTCCACATGGATAGTCTATGTGGAGTAACACCAACTAACAACGAGAGGTAATCATGTCAGCAACAGCAATTCAGAACATCGCAGATGAAATTTCTGCACTAGCAGGCGAGGTAGCATACCTTGCTATGTCAGTAGACACATCATCAGACTATCCAACACGGGGTACTATTGTGAAGTCTCTGCCTACACAAAATCGTTTCAAGGCTAAGTCAATGTGGGTATCATTGGGCGACGGTACATACAAGCACTTGACTGGTAGCAAGGGTCTCATCACAACCCACGCTCGCCTTGACGGGTATGTCTCGACTGTATTCGAGGCGTAACCAACTGACCTGAGCATGTCATCAAACTGCTCATCTTTATTATCAAAGAAAGGATATACCATGCCAGAGTTCTTACATGAAGTTGTTCGCAAGCGCGAGCGCAGTTCATCAAATCAATCAAGACTTAGTGGACAATATGTTTGGGTCTATGGTAATGTATATGCAGACACGGCAATAGCTGGTATACTAGTGCGCGACGAAAGATTCATGTCCAACATTAGATACTGGGTTGATGAACCATCATGGAATGTTATGAGAAATGTATTCTCAGACATAAGTTGTGATGAGCATAGATGGATACTAGATGTGTCAGATTCAAGCATGTCTAGGTTCAGATACGCTTGCCTTAACTGTGAGTCACGACACGCACAAGAAACGAGAGGATTATTTAATGTCTAAATATGTAGTGATATGCCAAGCCGACGAGTGCGAAGCAGAGAACACGGACTACGATGACGACGGCGCAACATACTGGTTCACATGCTCAACATGTGGCTGGGACAACGAGGTGGTGCATTCACCATGGAAATGAGTGGCATGCAAGGGATATGTATGACACACCCTAACCCCGACCTATGGTTCGAGGACTCGGGTGACTTGTTCGAGAAGCGTTTAGGTAGTAGCAACCCTAACATTAAGTTCGAGCAACGCCGAGCTAACATGCTTATTGCTATGGAAATATGTACCAAATGTCCGATTCGTACCAATTGTCTATCCGAAGGTATGAAGGAAGAGAACCTAGACTACGGCATATGGGGTGGCTTACTACCAGGTGAGCGCATTGCACTTGCCGATACAACCAAGGCTTCGACAGACAGGAAGTATCGTATGGTCGTAGCCCGTAACATTAGGAGTCTTGTTAAATGATATCAATATTCTTCTTGCTGTTCGTAATGGTCAGCATATTCTTGTTCACACCTACATCAGAAGCACCAACTAAAACATATACTATGCAGGCTTCTTGGAGTAAGGCAGACAGCAAGGCATATGCAAGAGACCAGTTAAATACATGGCAAGAAGAACAATGGTCATGCCTTAGTAATCTGTGGGGCAAGGAATCCGCATGGAATCCTAGAGCCTACAATAGCGTCAGAGTTATGGGGAAGAACGCTGGCGGTATACCACAGTTACTGGGGCTTGACCCTACTACACCAGCCACGCTTCAGATAGACCGAGGCTTGGCTTACATTTACTACAGATATGGTACGCCATGTGAAGCATGGCAATTCTTTAAGAAACATAGCTGGCACTAATGAATAACGAGAGGATAACTAATGGCTAAACATATTACAGAAATGAAACCTGATTACACTCAGGCTATGGACATACGCGGTAAACCAACCGCTGTGTGCCCATGTGGGTGTGAGATATGGAATGTCAAATGTAAGTTTGATGACGACGGTGAGATTGATATGTACTTCTTAGACATGGAATGTGGGGAGTGTGGTACACTTGCTACTGCACCTACACCTATCGACGAGGAGACAGACTGTGACTGAGTTCTTACACGAGCTGGTTAAGAAACAAGCATGGCACGCACACGTACAGGAGCTTCTTGAATCAGACCCATGGCAATGGTCAGAACCACCGCCACCATTCACTGGTAACGATGATGCACAACAACTAAGTGACATGAGATTGGGGCCATACTAATGCCCAACTATGAGTACAAGTGTGACGATTGTGATACATCAGAGGAACACTATCGCAGTATAGAAGACAGAGACAACTGTCCTACTTGTCAGTATTGCACGCGACTGATGCGCAGAATAATCCATGCGACACCAGTTAAATTTAATGGCACAGGATTCTATTCAACAGGAGGATAGCATGGGAATGCAAGACTTAACAGCAGAAGAAGTAACCACTATAGTTAAGAAGTATGTATTAAACTGGGAGGATTATGAAACTGAGGATGATTGTATCTCGGATAACATGGATGTTCTTTTTGAACACCTATGGGAAGATGAACTAGATGATGAACCACTAGAAGAGTATGAGTTTGATGAAGAACTTATAGATGAATAGTCTAAAGAACTTCTTCTTCGCCCTCATGGGTGCTAGCATATTGTTCTTCAGTGTCGTTGGCATCTACCAATTCACTTGGTTCATCGCTGGTTTTATCGGCGGTGTCTAAGTCAATCCATGGTTTCATACCACCCATTAACTTAACAAGTTTGCGTACTACTCTCGTTGTGCGCATGCGAGTAGCATCAGGGCTAACGAGCTCAAGCTCTTTGGCAATGTCTGCATACTCCATAGACTCTGCATATCGTAAGAAGAGTAACTGTTTATCTTCAGTACTTAACTTATAATATGCGGAGTCTACCTCTATCATCATAGCCTGTAGATTACCGCCCTCACTAGGCGCACTGGGCCGACCTGGCTTGCCAAGATTTAACTTATGAGTTATAGTCCACTCATCACGCAACACAGCAGGAAGTAAGGCTTCTACAATTACTGGGTCATAGTAATATAAATCAGATACATCATAGCCAAGAGACTTGGCTTTTTGATACTGACAATAATCTAGTGCATAGTTACGAAGGCTGCGGTAGATAAGGTTCTTTGCTTCCTTACCACCCATTTCATTCCATTCCATAAACTTATTTATATGTCCAGGAAACCATTCATATAGTGTCTGACGTATATCTTCAAGCTCTAAGAACTTAAATTTTTTATGATACTCGCTGGCCACATGTATTATTATGTATTCCCAGGGTTCAATTAACTTCCAGTCCATCATCAACTTTCTCATTCTTATACTTGCGACTCATGGTTAATAAATCTTCTACTGTAATTAGATAGCCCTTGCTCTTGTTAGGTGGTATCTCGCATGAGATTTCTCTACCTAATTCAAGCACACCCTTCTTAAGGATATGCGTTGGTACAATAACAACTGTTTGCTCGAGCACGAACGCCCAGTATGCAGCCTCAGTAACCATCAAACCTGACGGCTCCCATGATTTAGACTTCATGAACCAACACTCAACCTCAATGTAAAGGTTGTTAGTAATCCACCACTTCCTATCGCGCTTTACCTCGACAGTCTTGCCACCAGTAAGCAGTTCTTCTACTAGTTTCTCACCCTTACGGCCATAGCCAAAGTCCAAATCGAATGAAGACTTGTTAGTCATTAGGCCACTTTCCTCTTAGTACTAGCAACCCGATGATTGCGTAGTTTGCCATGTCCTTGAAGGAATCCTCAAGGCTTTCATGTTGTGGGTCTTTCCCATTATCTACTAGGTTATTAATGCGTGCAAACTTATCCCACATACGCACACGTAGGCCATTGACTGGCCCACCTGGGCTACGTGAAATGTTAGTCGGACCATAATCATTGTGTTTGCTAAGCAATAGGTCAGCCAGTTCCTGAAAGGTAGAGGCTACGTTGTATGCGAAATCCGAATCTCTAGTACCAACTGTTGGTTCTCCATGCGTACTTGCGTCACCGTAAAACCTTGATTCGCCAGGTGCTGTGTAATCTGCCATATTAACTCACTCTCCACCTTCGAGTAGTTGTTTAAGTTCATCATCTATTTCCGCCATGCTGGAACCTACAATCATATCTTCGATGACCTCAACAACTGTCGATGGTTCCATCTCAACAGTAAAGAGGGTCATGTACGTATCCTGTGCTACATATTTAATCTTCTCAGGCTTATCAGCGTAGCGATAGAAGCAACGCAACAACGAACCAATCATCAGGCGATAGCCATTAGGTAAGATTAAAGCTGGGTCGAACTCTTCATCTTCTTCGAGCAGGTGGTCAGTTGCTTCGAATACATTCTCGAACTGCTCACCGCATTCAGGGCATGGTTTAATCGGCTTCATTGGTTAGCCCTGCTTTCTCTCGGATATAGTCCGCACCGAATTTGACGTAGATAGAATTGACATCTTCGCCATCTGGCATGGAGACGATAGTAACTGGAAGTTCTCGGGCAAGCCCTGCTGCAAATTCTTTTCCAGGCTGGTCGCCATCAGCGAATACAAATACTCTTTCAAAATCTGCGAGCAATCTTGTGTAATGTTTCTTCCATGAGTTCGAACCTGGAACTCCAACACAAGGGATACCGACGCATCTACTGAGCGTGATTGTATCAAGCTCTCCTTCACATACGCCAATCCAATCACCTGCCCTTTCAATATCTAGTACGTTATACATCTTGGTGTCACTACCAGTCATACCCATATACTTGGGTTCAACTGCTGGGTTCAAACTTCTAAATCTAATATCAACTACACCAGTCTTAGTTACATACGGTATGGCTAAGCGCCCAAGGTATGCTTCATGTCCCGTCTCAGGCTCCGCGACTACGCCTAATCGAGCCAGCCGTGCTACCTCTATTGGAATACCCCTGCTTGCTAGGTAATCTTCGGCCTGATAAATGCTTTCCTGGTACTTGCGTGTTGCTTGTCCCAGCAAATCTTTCTGCGATTCTAGCTGCCTCACGTATGTCAACTCCCTCCTGCATAGCTACGATTTGTAAACTATTTCCTTGTACTCCACATGCAAAACATATAAAGATATTCTTATCTAGGTTAACTGTTCCTGACTGATGACTATCACCGTGGAACGGACACCTCAGGTTAGCCTGGCCATGGTCACGACGTAGCGTTGCACCGTAGTGCTCAAGCACAGCCTTGATTGAAGGCAAGTCACTCACCAAAGACATCTCCTAACCTCAACACTAAATACGAATCTGCTATACCTTTTCCTCGAGCCTTGATAACGAGTGCAGGTAGAACCACTTCTTGTTCAAGCGCTCTTGCTTCCGCATAATTCTTCGCTTCTGTTTGCGCTTCTTTCGTCCATCCGCTAAGGTCAATGGCGTTGCCTGCTCCTGGTGCTTTACACTCGATGATGCCGATGGTTCCACCAATGAAATCTTTGCGGATAACAATATCGCCTTCATCTTTGCTACCTCTCCTTGCAAGGCGTTCAGCGTCGTATCCAAGTCCTCTAAAGTATTTCGTGATGTCTGTTTCATATGTTGCCCCTCTTGCCTTGTGTGATTTTCTAGTTGTCATTCTTCTTTATCCAAACTTGGTAGCTATCGACTAACTGAGTGTACTCACCAGTATGTGTGTGTAAGAAATTATCAATGGATGGCTTGGGTGTAGTGTCAGGTGGTAAGTCCTGGCCCCACAGGTAGTCATCGAAGGCAAGGATGCCACCGTCCTTCAATAACTTCCATGCACTATATGCATCTCGTTCTACCTGAGCAGATGTATGGTCCCCATCGATATAGATGAAGTCAAACTTTCCTGCAATTTCTCCAGTGAAGTACTTGTCACTAGTCATCTTCAGTCTAATAACCTTTTGATACTTAGTGATGCGTGCTTCATAGTACTTCAGTACTCTTTCAAAATCGATAGCCTCATGCTCGCGCTCATCTGAACCAGCCCATGTATCAACATCAATCAGTACAGATGTTGGATGTGTTAAAACATTCTCGCATAACCAAACACTTGCATCGCCTGTGTATGCACCAATCTGTAGGAACCTAAGGTCAGGCTTGCCACTAAGGTGGGCAAGCTGAGCCTCAAAGTTATACTGTTGAACAGCAAACCAATTAGGAAACTGTGTCATGCGTTCTCTGGAATGTCGTCAATGAACATATACTCAGGATTAAATGCAACCCATGTCATTAATCCTCCGCCTGCATCTGCTCTGCCATAACGGTTCTTGACAGGCGCAACTCCCATACTTGTCCCGACAACTCCAAGCGTACAGATGAGTGCGGGTAATTGCGCAACCTTTCCTTGGATAGCACTTCTAGGTTGGCATGGAGAGCCTTGGACAGCTTCCGATGTGTGATGTAAGACAACAACTGCTGCATTGGTCGCTCTAGCAAGGTACTTCAACTCCTTCATAATCGCACGCATTGATGCGAACTCTTCACCACCATCGGTGGCTACGTCCATTAGGTTATCTACTACAATAAGAACTGGAGGACAACCCCATAGTTCTTCGAATGCTTGTACTTCTTCATCAATATCTTGCAATGATGGTGCTGATTCAAATGACCAAACAATATGTGAGCCACGTGCAAGTGTAGCCTTAGTCCAACCATGGTCAGTATTCATGAGTGATTCTACATCACCTTGTGACTTACCTGAAATCATTGAGGCTAATCGCATAGCCATTGTGTGTGCGTTGGTATCTGCTGAGATGTAAAGAGTTGGGACTCTCATCTTCAAAGCTAAAGCTAGTGCTAGAGTTGACTTACCTACACCTGGTGCTGCTGCAAACATCGAAACTTCAGAGCGACGGATGATAATCTTGTTTGACTCAAACGCTTTGAAGCAACTAGGGAGCGGTTCTCCACCGATACTGGCACGGCCAACGCTTCTGACAAGTGTACGCATGGTTCATTCCCTTCTGTAAGGATAGAACGTAGCCACCATTGCGGTGTGTAACGATGGCTACGCTCAATCATATCTTAGTTAACTGGCTTGCATTGGTCAGGTGTGCCCTGTGGTGTCGGACACGCCCAGAAAGCGTAAGGCTTTCCACTTGTTTTGCTCACTCCCTGTCGGAAGATTCTTGCCCCGTGGATGCACGTCGGGCTCGCTGTTCCTGCTGGCGTTACCGCGGATGGTGGAGCTCCAACGGACGCTGCTGCCTGCTGGATTGGAGCGGAGAATTGCGATGGCGTTGTGCCTGCTGTTGAACCAGTGGTCCCCAAAGGGGCTGCATTGTATGCACCAACAACCAATCGCTGTACTGATGCAACCTGTGATGAGTAATCTCCAACGCCTTCAAGTAACACGCTTAGTTCGTCGGCCGTTTGGGCACGTACGTTAATCATGTCACCAGCTGGTGTTTTATAGGAGACTTGTAGCTTCCAGTCTTCGTTCATCTGTTATCCTATCTTAGTTGAGAACTGACAATGTGCGGTCAGGCCACACTTGTATTGGCAATTGTTTGTGTTAGGCAGGAAGATACCTGCCTTACGTGCTTTGTCAAACCCTGATACTAAGTACTCCAGCTTCTCCTCTGTGTACTGTTCAAGGCTGACCAATGGTGACACACCGTGTTGGCGTGACATGAAGTATGTTCCCCACTTGATATCTATGCCAAAGGTTTTCATCAAACCAATCTTATAGAAACCAAGCTGTAGTGTATTGGAAGGCGTAGTCTGGGATGTCTTCAGGTCAACGATGACTAACTCACCATT